CAGCTTCGTATGCTTCTAGTTCTACTAGTGCATCTTATGCATTAACAGCTAGTTATGTACAAAATGCTCAAACTGCCTCTTATATACAGACTGCACAAACCGCTTCGTATGTTTTACAGGCTATATCAAGTTCTTATGCTGCAACAGCTTCTTATGTTCAAAATGCTCAAACAGCGTCTTACATAATATTAGCTCAAACTGCTAGCTATATAACCACAGCTCAGACAGCATCTTATGTTTTACAAGCAATAAGTGCCTCATATGCAACCACTGCTTCTTATATAACAACTGCACAAACAGCTAGTTACGTATTAACTGCTTCTTATGCCATAAGTTCATCTCAAACACAAAATGCGACTACAGCATCTTACATAACTGGATCAATACATAATAGTACAAACCCAGCTTTAAGTGCTTCTTATGCTTTAAGTAGTTCACAGGCACAAAATGCAGTAACAGCATCTTATGTTAATACACTAAACCAAAATGTTTTAATCACAGGAAGCTTAACAATAGGTACTTCAAGTCTAGGTTCTAATGAAAATACTTTAATACTAGGGCCATCACCAGCAGGAGGCGTAGGAGAAGGAGGTCAATTATTACTCCAAGCACCAAATTCAGGAGGATATACATCAGCTTCAATGATAGATAATTGGCAGAATTCAACTAGACTATTAAGAGGTACAAATGCAGGTAGTGATGCTGTAGTTGTAAGTTGGGATATGAACTCAAAGCAAATGAAACTACCAGCATACACTGCGGCTTCATCATTTGTTGGAACTGCGGCTGCAAATTTAGCTGTAGATTCTTCCGGAAATGTTATCACGGTGTCTACATCTGGTGGTTCAGTATTTCCTTATACTGGCATAGCACAGATAAATGGTGGATTAGTAGTCACTGGTTCAATAACCTCTTCAGGACCTGTTATTTCTTCCGCAAATGGTGCAATGTATTTTCGAGGAGGTGATGATGCAGAATTATGGGATATAAATGTTTCAAATACAGTAGGCTTATATGGACAACAAGATTCAACAGTAGGTTCTCTTAAATTAGGAAGTGGTGGTGGAATTATATCAGGTAAGAGTAATAATATAGGTATAGGAACTACAACCCCTAGTTCAGCTTCTTTAACTGTTAATGGAAATATATGGGCTACTTCAATAACAGGATCTTTACTAGGTACAGCATCCTATGCAACCCAAGCCTTAAGCTCTTCATACACAACAACAGCATCTTATATTTTACAAGCAGTAAGCAGCTCTTTTGCTTCAACTGCAAGTTATTATGGTGGATCTGTTATTAGTGCATCTTACGCTTCAACTGCTTCCTATATTCAAAATGCTCAAACAGCAAGTTATATTCAAAATGCACAGACTGCTTCATATGTTTTACAGGCTATATCAAGTTCTTACGCTTCAACAGCTTCTTATGTTCAAAATGCTCAAACAGCATCCTATATTACAACAGCTGAAACAGCATCCTATGTCTTAAATGCAGTAAGTTCATCGTATGCAACTACAGCATCTTACTATGGAGGATCAGTAACTTCAGCTTCGTATGCATCAAGCAGTACTTCAGCTTCATATTCAGTAACAGCTAGTTATGTACAGACTGCGCAGACTGCTTCATATGTTTTACAGGCTATATCAAGTTCTTATGCTTTAACAGCATCTTACATAATAACAGCTCAGACTGCTTCATATGTCTTAAATGCAGTAAGTGCGTCATATGTAACAGCATCTAATGTATATGGACCTTATGGATCTAATAGTATTATAAGCTCATCATATGCTCTAACTGCTTCATATGTAGCAAATGCATCGTCATTCCCATATACTGGATCAGCAATAATAACAGGAAGTTTAATAGTAACAGGTTCAACCACATCAACATTAGGGTTTACAGGATCATTATTTGGAACAGCATCATACGCTAATACTGCTTCATATTACGGGGGTTCAGTTATTTCAGCTTCATATGCTTCTAGTTCTACTAGTGCCTCTAATGCTATAACAGCTAGTTATGTTACAACAGCTCAGACAGCGAGTTATGTATTACAGGCAGTAAGTGCATCATATATCACTACAGCTCAGACTGCTTCATATGTTTTACAGGCTATATCAAGTTCTTACGCTTCAACTGCTTCCTATGTTCAAAATGCTCAAACAGCATCATATATAATAACAGCTCAGACTGCTTCATATGTCTTAAATGCAGTAAGCGCTTCATACGCAACCTCTGCTTCTTATGCTTCAGTATTCCCGTATACAGGTTCTGCAATCATAACAGGATCTTTGATAGTAACTGGATCGATATCAGCAACAAACTCTATCTACTTAGGAACAACATTTACAACATCATCATATTTAAGCCCATCTGTAGTTGGAACGAATCTAGTATTTAGTATACCATATGGATCATGGACTTCTATGTTTTGTAAATATACTATAACTGATGGTGCAATAAATTCTAGATCAGGAGAAATAATGGCAACATGGATAGGAACTAACTGTGTTTTTACAGATACTTCTACTCCAGATATAGGATCTACTATTACTGAAACGTTAAATATATCAACAACAGTAGCACTTGCTAGACTAAGATGGATCTCTGCAGGAGGGTATACTATTAAAGTAATAACTACTTTTATGTAATATTTATTAATAGATAATACTTTAGTTGGACAGTGAAAACTAAAAATATATGGCAAACGAATTCATAGCCCGTAATGGGTTAATAGCACTTAGTGATTCTACAATATCTGGATCACTTTACGTATCAGGCTCAATTACAGCTTTAAGTTTTACAGGATCTTTAACGGGGACTAGCTCTTATGCTACTACAGCATCTTATTATGGCGGTTCAGTAACAAGCGCATCTTATGCATCTTCTAGCACATCAGCTTCTTATGCTTCTACAGCTTCATATTGGTCAGGATTTTACCCTATAAGTACTCAAACGGGATCTTATACTTTAGCTTTAGCAGATGCAGGACAAATTAAAATATTTAACTCTGCGGCTGCATTAACAGTAACAGTACCACCAACTTCTTCTGTAAACTGGGTGTTAAATACAAAAATAGATGTGGTTCAATTAGGGGCAGGTAAAGTTACTTTTGCAACTGGATCTGGTGTAACAATAAATTCAACAGGAAGTTTAAAATCAATAAACGGTCAATATTCAGCGGCAACATTGGTTTATTATTCTGGATCTAATAATTGGCTTTTAATAGGAAATTTAGTAGCATAATATGAGCTTTAGTTTAGGAATATTAGCATCATCTCAATATATAGTAACAATACCAGGTACTACATATGCTACATTTGATGCGTCTCTTATAAGTACAAATTTAACAATAGATAATTCACTTCAAGTAACAAATAATGGAGGTGGTAATGGAACAGCTATAGCTACTATAGGAGGTTCTACAACAGGTAAATCAACAGGTAAGTGGTATTGGGAGTTTAAATATACAACAAAAACTAACCAAGGTGGTTTCGGAATTTATTCAGGTACAACGGGTTTACCTTTAAATGGAGCTCTTGGTTCTAATGCTTATGGTTATGCTTATTATTCTCTTTTTGGTGGTTGGTGGATTCCAACAAATAACCTAACATTTAACGTGTTTACTTCAAACGGTGGAGCTACATATCCAAACATAAACCGGGGAGACGTAGTAGGTGTAGCTTTAAATGCCACAGGAAATCAAGTTATATTTTACCTTAATGGAACACAAATGTCACCCACACAAACACTATCAGGAGGTAATTATTTCCCAGCATGCTCTTTACAAACAAATGGCGGTACTATAAATGCTAATTTTGGAGCATCAGCATTTACATATACAGTACCAGCAGGATATACAGCAGGATATTTTTAATAAAATACAACATGACATATATAGAAGTTTTAGAAGACGTAAAAATAAAATTAGAAGTTGGAGCAGACTGGAACGTACCAATATTAGCAACTACAACTCCAGGATTGTATGTAATGAATTTTGATCTATACCAAAACTTTCTTATAGGAGAGTCTCAAGATATGGCAGATTATTATATTAACTGCTTTCCTAATAGAACAATGCAACTAATTGATGTGTCAAAAGTTAATCTACTGAACTAGCAGATATTTATAATAAAATGTAAATACAATGTGCTTATTAGTGCTATCTATATCGATTGTGTTAGCAATAGCAATAATAGTAGCATTTAAGTGGAAAGAATCTGGTGACATTATTAAAGATTACGAAGACGACGAAGAATAATTGATATTTATAAACAAAAATACACGTTATGGCAAAACTTACAGAAGACGAACTTAGCAAAATTAATCTGATTAGAAAAGATGCTCTAGATATAGCATCAGCATTGGGAGAATTAGAATTTCAAAAGATCTCAATAGAACTTAAGATTGATGAGCAGAAAAAGGAAATTATATCTTTAAAACACAGAGAAGAATCTATTTTTGAAGAAATAAAGTCAAAGTATGGAAATGTTACGATAAATATAGAAACAGGAGATATTTCGTAAGAAATTATCAATATTTATTAGTAGAAAAAACAACAATATAAATGGCTGAAACACTCATAAGCCCTGGAGTATTCTCGATTGAGAACGACCAGACTCAGATAACACAGGGACCAATCCAAGCAGGCGCTGCATTAATAGGACCAACAATTTTAGGACCGGTTAATATCCCAACAATAGTAACTTCATATTCGCAATACAAGGCAATATTCGGAGCAGCTTTTGTTTCAGGAGGTACTTCATATGAATATCTTACAAGCATGGCAGCAAATGGATACTTCCAACAAGGGGGTTCTTCGTTGCTAGTTACCAGAGTAGTTTCTGGATCTTATACTCCAGCTACAGCTAGTGTTATAGCATCTGGTAGTATAACAGCATTTACTTTAGAAACACTGTCTGCAGGTACAGTAATGAATAACTCAGGTAGCGCAACAAACGGTGCTCTTGTTTCTGGTTCATCTGTAAATGTAAGATGGGAAATAGTAAGCTCTGATTCAGGTTCAGGTCTATTTAGTTTGGTAATTCGCAGAGGAGATGACTATGTAAATAATACAACAGTATTAGAAACATGGAACAATCTTTCTCTTGATCCAAACCAAAACACTTATATATCTTATGTAATTGGAGATCAAACCCAAAATGCAATTCAAGATCCTAGCACAGGTAATTACTACTTGCAAACTACAGGATCGTATATGAATAAGAGTAAGTATGTTAGAGTAAAATCAGTAAACCTGAATACTCCAAACTACTTTAATGCAGCAGGTACTCCTCAAAGCCAATATACAAGTTCTCTTCCTTTAGTAGGATCAGGATCTATAAACGGAGCATTTAATGGAGCAACTGGTGGTCTATATGGATCTTTCGGAATAGAGGCATTAAATATGTTTGAAGCAATTCCAACAGTAGCATCTACAACATCAACTCCAAATTCAAATATACAGGGTCTACATGCAGCAGACTATGATCTGGCAATAAACCTTCTTGGAAATAAAGACTCATATAAATTCAACTCAGTATACGCTCCAGGTATAACAGCACAGAATGCATCTACTGAGATCAATGCTCTTTTAACTCTTGCACAGAATAGAGGAGACAACATCGCAGTAGTAGATATGGGTGGATATGCTCAGAATATAGGAACGATAACTACACTGGCTAAATCATACGATAACTCATACGGTGCTACATATTGGCCATGGGTACAAGTAAGATCAATAGAAACAGGAAAAACTAATTTTGTTCCAGCTTCTACAATGGTACCAGCAGTATATGAATATAATGATAAGATCAGCGCAGAGTGGTTTGCTCCAGCAGGTTTTACAAGAGGTGGAATGAGTACAGTTCTACAGCCAGAAAGAAAACTTTCAATTGACGATAGAAATACTCTATATTCATCTAAAGTAAACCCAATATCAATATTCCCAGGAGTTGGTACAGTAATATACGGCCAAAAGACACTACAGCAAAAAGCATCAGCACTTGATAGAGTTAATGTTAGAAGATTGCTAATATCACTTAAGTCTTATATTGGTCAGATTGCAGATAACCTAGTATTCGAACCAAACACTCAGGTAACAAGAAATAAATTCCTGAATGCAGTGAATCCATATCTTGCAAGCGTACAGCAGAGACAAGGTCTTTACAGCTTCTCAGTTGTAATGGATGATACAAATAACACACCTGCCACAATAGACAGAAACGAGCTTATAGGATCAATATACTTACAACCAACTAGAACAAGTGAATTTATTTACTTGACATTTAATATTCTACCAACAGGAGTTTCCTTTGGTTAATCGCTTACTTATATAGACATATAATATGAATAAAGACACAATCGTACGAGTAAAAATACCAATGGCATTATACGAGTCCATTAAAGGAAAAGTATTGAATGAAGCTAAAAAGAAACCATCTGCAGGTCTTACCAAAAAGGAGAAATCTGCAGTAGTTAAAAAGGCAAAAGCTGGAAAAGACATCGGTAAAAAAGGCAAAGGATTCTCAGCAGTAAAAAAGAAAGTAACTGAAGGCGCATTTTCTTCAATTAAAAAAGGATTATCTCTTGATAAGCAATATCAGAGTGCACAAGCTGTTATTAATGCTATAGGTGGTTTAGCTAAAGAATTTAAACATCTTAAATTTTCTCCTGGTGATCAGTGCGGCTGGAAAGTGAGTAATGGACCTATGAGTTATATTTATTGTTGCGCAAATTTCGACCCCACAAAACAAGTAGCAACCATCTCAGTTTTTGATTATAGTTATAGAAAGATTTCAACAATAGAATCAGATTCAGACAGCATATTATCTAAAGTAAAAAAAGATATACAGTCTAGATTTTACTTTGGAAAATAATAAAACACAAAATAAGATATTTATAAACGAACAACAATAATAAAACTATAATAATATGGCAGGTCTTTTGGATCCATCAGAAATATTTTATACAGCATTTGAACCTACAGTAAGTAATAGGTTTATCATGTACATTGACGGTATTCCTTCATACATGATTAAAAAGGCATCAGCACCAAGCGTTGAAATGGGAGAGATCAAATTAGATCACATCAACACTTACTTCAAGATAAAAGGTAAAGCAGAGTGGAAAGACATTGAGCTTTCTCTTTATAATCCAATATCACCTTCAGGTCAACAGGCTTGTATGGAGTGGGTCAGATTACACCATGAATCAGTTACTGGTCGCGATGGCTATTCTGACTTCTATAAGAAAGATGTAACATTGGATATAGTAGGACCAGTAGGAGATATAGTAAGTGAGTGGATCGTAAAAGGTGCATTTATAAAAACATTCTCAGCTGGTAATTATGACTGGTCTACATCAGATCCTACAGAGTTAACATTGACACTCGGTTGTGATTTTTGTATTTTAAATTATTAATCCTCAATTACTAGAATATTTTTATTCTAAATTACTAACGAACTAAATCCTCCGATATTTATAATAAAGGAGGATTTTTCATGCTTACAAGTTACTTTAAAATAATAAGACAGGCTTTATTAGAAAATAGACAAAAAGGTGGTGATACATACTATGAAGCACATCATATAGTCCCAGAATGTTTAGCTGAGTATGGTAAAAAAAGCTCTACAGTACTACTAACTGCTAGAGAACATTATAGAGTGCATACGATACTTGCAGAATGCTATAAAGAACATCCGCTATATAGATATAAATTTCTTTGGGCATTTCATAGAATGACGTATAGCGGAGATTTAGAACTTAGTGAAGAAGAATATGCAGTAGCCAGAGAAGCCCTTATGAAACTATGGAAAAGAAAAAAATCTAAATCTCATAGAGAAAATATAGCAATAAAGCTAAAGGGGAATAAAAATGGAATAGGGGGTAAAAAAGATTGGATTCCTACAGATGAGCAAAGATTAAATATATCAAAATCTGCTACACTATCAAAATTAGGTAAAATAGGAGAAGATTCTAGAGCTAGTAAGGGTTCAGTGATTTGCAAAAATAAAATTACTGGAGAGAAAATAGAAGCTGGATCTGCATTGCAATTATCAAAGATTTTAGGAAATATACATTACTCAGTACTTCATGATGTATTAAATAAAGATACTCACGCAAATCCTTCTAAACCCAAAACTAAATCCAGTAAATATTATCAATTTCTCCAAGATCATGAGATATATTACAAACTTAATACATAATCTTTTTAATCTCAAAAAGTTTCATTATATTCTTTTGATAGAGGAAAACTTAAAACCTCAATATATATAATAAACAAAGTTACACATGGCAGAACAAAAATTTACAGTTCCAACAGAGATGATAGAACTCCCAAGCAAGGGATTAATCTATACAAAAGAAAGTCCATTATCCAAAGGTGAAATTGAGATGCAGTATATGACAGCTCGACATGAGGATATACTTACAAACGTGAATAATCTCAAAAATGGCACAGCAATTGAGAAGACACTTAAAGCCTTAATCTCCACAGACATTAATTATGATGATCTAATATTAGGAGATAGAAATGGACTTTTAATTGCTGCAAGGATTTTAGCCTATGGCAAGGACTACCAATTCAAATACCAACATCCAGAAACCGGAGAAGAAGAGGTTATTAATGCAGATCTTCAAACAATGGAATATAAGAAGATAGATGAGAGTCTATTTACTGGAAAGAATGAATTTGAATTTACATTACCATTTTCAAAGAATAAGATCACATTTAAGCTGCTTACTGTAGGAGACGATAAGCGAATCGATGATGAAGCAAAAGGTCTAAAGAAAGCGCTAGGAACTGATCCTGGAGCGATTAGTTTACGAATGAAACATCAGATTACATCAGTAAATGGAGATTATACAATAAAGACTATTCGTGAGTTTGTAGATCAAGCCCTGATGTCAAGAGATTCAGTAGAGCTAAGAAAATACATAAACTCAGTGACTCCTGATATATCAACAAAAATTAATATTACCTTTAAAGACGGAACAGAATCAGAAATAGATTTGCCAATGTTTGCTTCGTTTTTTTTCCCAGGAACAGAAGTATAGTATATAGCGTATGTATATCGACATGTAAGACTGGACAAGAGTGAGGTTTTTTATATTGGAGTACCTCATAGAAAAGTAAAATGTCCTCATTGTAATAAAGAAGGTGGAGCTCCACTAATGACTCGATATCATTTTGATAACTGTAAGAGAAAATAAAAATTATGCCCAAAGAAGGTTTTGAATATATTCATTGTCCATTTTTTCCAAGCTTAGAGTATAGACCAGTATTTCTCCAGGAAGTTTTTGAGTTAGTTTATCATGGAAATGGAGGATTTAGCTGGCAAGACGTCTGGAGTATGCCAATTCCTCATAGAAAATTCAGCCTTAAGAAGATCAATGAATTCCTAGGAAAAGTTCAAGAACAGCGCAACCAGCAGTCCCAGACTATAACAGAGAAGACTGATATGCAGAAGTTCAAGATGTCCGATGATACAAAGAATGCGATGGTTAAACCGCCAGATTTTGTTTCTAAATCTAAGGCTAAAAAGTAGTCATGTCAGATATTTATACCTATACACATTAGCAGATGGCAGACGAGAATAAAAA